GACGCGCGCGAGCACCTCTCGCACCTCGTCGTCCGAGAACGTCGGCGTGTCGGGCGTCAAGTAGAACGCGATCTCACGCGCTCGGCGGAACGTGAGCGCCTTCGGATCCGTGTCCGCGCGCGTGTGGCTCATCCAGAGCTTCTGGACAACCTCGGGCCGGTTCTCGCCGTTGATCTCGGCGAGCACGTCGTCGAACACGTGGCCCGCGTTGAGGACGAGCGATACGCACGCGTCGAAGTTGTGCTGGCGTCCGTTCGGCTCGCCGAGCGTCCAAGGGCAGTGTCGGTAGAGCCACGCTTGAGCCCACGCGCTGTCTTTTTGGAACCACCAGTCCGCTTTCTCGCGCGTGTACGGCGGAACGATGTCGTCCTCCGGCCGGATCACGTGCCCCATGTAGATCGTCATGACCCCGGGCAGATCCTTGACGCCGTGGTAGGGGTGCAGAACGCAGCCCTCGCACGACTCGTAGAATCGGCACCCGCTGGGCGAGACCTTGATCATCCGGGGTTCGTAGGCGCGTTCCAACTGTCCGCGAGCGCTTGCGCCTCGACGGAGTACCGCGCGACGATCGCGTTGATTTCCTCGACCGACTTACCTGCGCGGATCCACGACTCGGCGAGCTTGATCGCGGCCGCGAGCGCGGGGCCGTACGGCGGAGGAGCGAGCGCCGCGAGCACGGCCGCGGCCGCGAGGACGTCCGGGTTTTCGAGCTGGTCGACAACGCTCATTGGACACCGCCGTCCAAATTCGGCGTTGCAGCGTCCGGGCACGAGAACGAGACCGGGCAGAGCGGCTCGGCCTTGGCCGCGCGCGCCTTCGCTGCTTCGCAAGAGAACCCCATGGCCTTGTCGGCGCGCAGATTCGCGAGCGTGCGTTCGCAGGCGTGCTCTACCTCGGCGGACGAGGCGCTTGGCGCGAGCGACCCGCCGCAGGCCACGAAAACCAGGGCGGTGGAAAGTGCCAGGGGGCGCATTCAGGCCGTCGGAGGAGCGGGCGGAACGTCCGCGCCGGGCTTCTGCATGTGGGCCCAGCCGGCGAGGAACCCCGCCACCGCCACGAGGGCTTGCGCGAGGATCGGGTTGACACCGGGCATTTGAGCCGCGGAGCCCGCGGCGACGGCCCCGAACGTGAGAAGACTTCGGAGAGTGGTGGGATTCATGGTCCCTAGTTTACCACGTCAGTGTAGCGACACCTGGAGGTGAGAAACCAGGTCCACAACCATCCGCCCGATCACGGAGACCGCCACGGTTCCGACCGCGCCCACGATCCAGCGCCCCCAGCGGTCCCAGCGGTCGAATCGCTCCTCGAGCGTTTTCAAGCGCTCGCACTGCTCGTCTTGCTGGGCTGCGAGCTTTGCGAATCCGCCGTTCATGGCGGGTCGAGTCGCGAGCTCGCGCAGGAGCTCTGTCGTGGAAGGCCGCCGACTTTTCACTGGTAGTCGTATCCCAGGGCGGTCGCGCCCGTGACCGTCGTAATCTGTAGGAAGAACTTCGCGCCGGCCATGTTTCCCATCGTCACGGCGGCCGTCAAGTTCGTTGTAGAGTTCGTGATCGTGACCGCCGGACCGAACTTGATCCAGGTTGCGAGCGTGTCGTCGAAATACCAAGGCTGAACCACGATCGAGGTCCCGACGCCGTTGGTGAATCCTCTCCAAAATCCGCCACCCATGAATTGTGTTCCGCCACGTTTGGCAGTGACCCGCACGACGCGCGCAGCGGCCGGCGAGGTCGTGTTGGGGTCGTTCTCGGTCAAGAGGACGTTCGCGGTAGCGGGGACCCCGGTAACGTTGGCGCTTCCGTTGTTGGTGACCCACACGGCAAGAGTGAACGTCGCGTCGGTCGAGTGGTCCGGCGAGGCAGCGGGCACGACCTGGTCCGACGCCACCACCACGGACTTGCTGTGTGCCATGTCCGTCTGGCCGGGGCCGCTCGGGAGCACGGCGCCTGCGACGCCGACGAGGCAGACCAGCGTTACGATCGTGAGAACCATTCGCCCTAGATTTTTCATGGGAATCGTCAACCTTTCGTGATCAGGAAACTTTGCTCCAACCTGCGCCCGTCCAGAAAAGCAGGGCGGTTGTCCCGGGCGCGACGGCCGCGATCGACAATCCCGTCCCGGTCAGCGCGAAGGCCTGCGATCCGACGTTGCTCACGGCCACGGGTTTCGAGTAGCCGCCGATGTTCGTCGGGTCCGGGATCGAGATCGACTGCCCGGCCGTGGTTTGGTTGATCGTGATCGACTCGAACCCATCCACGGTCGCGGCGGCCGACCCGGCCGACCCGCCTCCGGCGAAGTTTCCGAGCGCCGTCGCTGCGATGTACGACGGCATGAGGCGCTTCCAGTACGTCTGGGCGAGCACCAGCGTTTGATGCGAGGACCCGCCGCACCCGAGCAGGATGAAACCACCGCCCGCCGGCGCGTTGAGGTATGTATTTGTTCCGTCGCCCAGCATCGAGAAGTTCGTGGTGCTCGGGTTCGTGCTGATCCCGAACCCGATGGCCCCGAAGCTGTTCAGGTTGCCCGCGACACCGCCGAGTACGACTCCGAAACCACCCGAGTTCGGCTGTAGAAAGCCGGTCGTCACGATCGCGTCGTCGCCGACCGTGGTGTGGACCGTGCCCCCGATCCCGTTCTTGCGGATCTTGACGTGCCCGCTCGCGCCCGGCGCGTTGACGTAGGTGTCCGTCGCGTCGCCCGAGACAGTTCCGAGCGCGCCGAACCCACCGAAGGTCGGCGTACCGCTGGTGATCGCGTTGGTGTACGCGACCCACCCGACGAAAGAGCCGAGCGCCGTCGGGTTGTTGTTCCAGACGATGTCGCCTTCTTGGTACCGCCCCGACGCAGGCGCGGCGGACGCGAAATACGGCATGGGCTGGCGCGACCCGACGAGATTCTTGGTCGGGGCCGAGGCGCTGTCCACGGGCAGGTGGTAGGGTGCGGGCTTGCGGCCGGGGACGATCTGGAATCGGCCTGCGGTCACGCTCCCGTTCGCGGGGACGTGCATCGCCCCTTGGAAAGTGAATGTGTCTCCGCCACTGATGCCAGGGAAGTAGAACGCGAACCCGTACCGGCGGAAACCGCCCGCGCCGACCACGCTCGACGCCTCGACCGTGCTTTGCGTCCCGTTGTACGTGTACGAGAGCTCGAGGCGCTCTCCCTCGAAATCGGTTTTGAGGTCGAAGTCGAAGTAGTACACGCCCGCGGGCATGCTCGCGCCCCAGTTGTCGGACGTGAAGCCGAAGATGCAAGTCGTCGGGTTCGCGCTGAACGTGTACTTGGTGAGCGTGAATCCGAACGTCGTGTCGTTCGCGGTTGACACCACGCCCGTGTTCGCGGCCGTGACCTGCCCGCCCGTGATGTTGTACTGGCCATCGAACCACAGGTTGTTCTGCGGGAAGTTCCCGCCCTGCGCGTGCCGCGGGTCGCGGTGCTGGTGATACTGCTCGAAGCGCGCGGACACGTTCGTGATGTTCGCGGACGTGCTGATCGGCTCGCCGGTCGGGTTGCCGCCAACGGCCGTGAACCCGTTCGCCTCTGTGCTTTGCCGGAATCGGAAGAAATCCGACGGGTAGACGTCCGAGTGGAGCACCAAGTTGAGCGCGTGCGTCTTCGCGATGACGGCAAGATCTACGTCCGAATTCAGCCAGACGCCGTAGCTTGAGTTCGTGTTGACGGTGTAGAACTTCGAGAGCTCGATCGACTTCGGCGGTTGCTCGTAGATCTCGAACAGGTTCTTGGACGAGCACGCCACAAGCATGCGATCGGCCTTCACAATCAACGGCGGGTTGCCAGTCGCGCCGGAGAGGCTCACGGCCGCGTACCCGATTCCTTGGTAGGTCGGAGCCGACTTCGACCGGATGAAACAGCCGTTCGTTTCGCCCCAGATCGTGTCGTTGAAATGCCAGTCGCCCGACCCGACGGCGAACGCGAGCCGAGGCGGCCAGATCTGGCCACCACCCGCGCCGAGCGGTTCAATGAAGCAGTGTTCCAGGAACACGTTGTCGGCCGAGTTGATGCACCCGAGCGGCAGGTTGTCGGACGTTCGCCACTGCGTGGGCAGGTTGGCGTCCGAGTCCGTGGAGATCGCGAGCTGATCCCATTCGAAAACGCAGTTGGTGAACGTGAGCTTGTCGGAGGCGCCCCAGAATGCGCACGCGCCCTGGAACAGGCAGTCCTTGATCGAGATCGGGTCGATCGTTCGGTAGTTGCCCGTCGTCGCGTCGTGAAGGGTCATGTCCTGCCAAATCGCAGGACCCGCCTGGTAGTAGAACCGACAGTCCTCGATCCGCGCCTCGCAGTTGGAACCGAAGAACGCGCCGAACGTCCCGTAGTTGATCGTGTCGCCGCACATGGCGATGGCGTCGAACCCGCCTACGAACTGAATCCGTTTGATCAGCCCGAGGCGCCGTTGCCAGCGGATTGGCGCGATGGCGCGCGCGATCCGTACGCTGGCGCCGTTGCTCGTCACATTGACGGCCGCGCCGCCGGACGTGGCCGAGAGCGTGAACGTGTTCGCGGTCACACCCGCGCGAACGAAGTAGCAGTGGTTCGCGCCGTAGCCCGCAGGCACCGTCCCGCCGTTCGGCACGTACACAGTCACGCGGTCGCCCGCGACGAGGCCGTGGCCGTTGCAGGTGAACGTGTCCGTCGTGTTGTCGAACGTGACCGCTTTCCAGGCGGGCAGGATGTTCGTCCCGTTCTCGCCCACGAACGTGAGCGCGCCCGGGAGCTCGATCCCGTGGTTGTAGCCGATCGCGCCGGGCGTCGAACTCGCGGAACCGATGACGTAGTCACCGGACGGCAAGAAGATTTCGATCCCGCGCGTCGTTTGATACGGGTTGATCGACGGCGTCTGGACCTGCACCGTGTGAGCGACGGCGTACGCGACCGCCAACTGGATCGACGCGCGGTCGTCGGTCGTGCCGTCGCCCTTGGCGCCGAACCATTTCACGCTGATCCTGTGGCCCGCGACACGGCGAATCCAGCGGCCCGTCGCGACGCCCGTGGGCGCGATCACAGTCCCGCCGTCGTCCGCGACGCTCGAGGCAGCGTTCCAATCGAAGTGTCCTTCGCCCCAGTCACTCGCGGCGTAGAACCCTTGCAAGACGGTAGAATCCGTTTTGCCCGAGGTCGCGGCCCGGAGCGCGGCCATGTTCGGCACCGAAACGCCCGCCGTCGCCGGGTAGAACCGGCCCGCGTTCGCGGTCAGGGTTTCCGTGAGCTGCGTGATCGTGAGGTCGTCGCCGGCGAGCGTCGCGCCCGTCGTCGCCGACCACAGCCAAACTTTGTTGGTGCTCTTGACCGTGAATGCCTGGCCGTCCGCGAGGTCGACCGCGTGCAAGGCCTTGAGCGCGGCCTGGGTCGCAACGATCTGGTTTCCCGTTCCTCCGCCACCGCCCCCCGCGCTGGTGATCGTGGTCTGGTCGTTCGCGGGGTCGTCCGTGACCGTGAACCCGGTCCCGAAGTTGATGGCGGTCCGGCGCGTGACTGGAGTCCCGAGCGCACGGAGCGCGCGCCCGATGAGCATGTCGAGCCAGGGCGCGGTCATGGGTTCACCGAAACCAGGCCGACTTGCCAGTTGGTGCCGTTGTGCCAGAGCTCCACGCCCGAAACGTGTCCGGTGATCGCGTCGTCTTGGAGCGTGATCAACGTCGTCCCGTCGTCGCGCTTGACGACGACGTTGTGGCCCGACGCGCCGCTCACCACGAGCGCGATCACGTCACCCAGCGCCGCGCCTGTGTTCTTGAATGTGTAGGTGCGATTCGCGCCCAGACCAGTAATCAGCCACCGATCCGCATCCGCAATCGTGGCCGTCGGGTGGTCCGCGTCGAGGGTCACGCCGAAGGCTGTACGTTGGCGAATGTGTCCCGTTCCGCTGGACTTGATCAGGCCGAAAAATGTCGCGTCGCCGACTTGAACCAACGTGCTGTCAAATCGGACGGGGCCCGCGCACTCGAACAGATCGGTTCCGCTCGAGAACGTCACGTCCTTCTGAAACGTGACGCTGGTTGTTCCACCGCCCTGCAACGTTGAGCCCGTGAAACTGGCGGGCCGCTGGCAGTCCAACGTGCCCGCCGTGTCGATCGTCAGACCGCCGCGCGCTTGAAACAAGCGGTACGAGGCGAAGGTGCCGACCGGCGTCAACACCAGTGCCGTCCCGTCGTCGAGCTCGAGCACCGATCCGTTGTCGAAGAACACCGAGCCTGTGATGTGCCCTCCGGCCCGGTCCAGCATCCGGAACAGCTTGTCTGCGAGTGCTTCCAGCCCGACGCGAATACTCGCGACGTTCTTGTTGTCGCCGTCGGTCGGGAACGTGGCCGTCGCCCACGTACCCGCGGCAGGGATCGGCGTATAGGGCGAGCTCATTCGGCCCCCGCGCAGTAGAGCAAGCGCGCGTCACGCGCGGGCACGGCGACCCCCGCCACGACCTTGTAGAACGAGCCCCAAGTGCCGTCGGGCTCGGGTGCGCCGGCAGGATCGGTCGGGGCCGGGAAACTAGGGTCGAACGAGATCAGCACGTTTTTGCACACGCTTTCCGCGGACTTCCAGTCTGAAATTATACCACGCAGGTCTAGAACACTTTGCCAGCTCAAGTTTCCTAGGCCCCACCCCAGGCCGTTGTCGCCCCACACGGCTCCGTCTCCCCAGGTGCCGTCGCTCGTCCAGCCGTAGTCGGCGGCGTAAAGCACCACCCAGAAGCGGGCCCACAACGCCGCGTTGCCGTCCCAGTTCCAATTCTTGGTCGGGAGCGTGACGACGCGCTCGAACGTGCCGTCGGGTTTCAGCGTCCACCAGGTTCCGTTCGCGTTGACGATCCGGATCGTCCCCGCGACGCCGAGATAGGCGCGGAGTTGCTGCATGATCGCGTACGCGGAACCCGCGCGCCGCCACGAGTCGATCCAGAGGAGCAGGCGCGCGCGATAGCTCGCGTCCGAATCCGCGAGTCCACGGCGGATCCGTCGGTTCTGCCCAATCTTGTCGAGCGCGGCGCTCGGCGCCAGACTTGGAAACTTGAGAAAAATGCCCTCGAGCGCGAACTGGATCAACAGATCGCACATCAACGCAAAGACGTAGATGTACCGAAAGCCGACCGTGAAACCGGCCGCGACGCGGTCCAGCATCCACTGCGGCAGGAACTTGCGCACTACGTCGCGAACGCGGAGGAGGTCGGCCATGGGTCAGTCGTCCGTAAGGATCGTGAGGACCGTGATCGAGAGCGCGTCGATCGTCGCCACCTGGTTGCTCGCGAGCGTCGTGTCGACCTCGGAGAGGAGCTGCGCAGCTTCGACCGGGTGCGTCGCGCCGTTGTCGGGCGAGGCGTTTTCCGCTGCGCCGATGACGGCACGCCACGGGATCTTGTTGCCGGTCCCGATGTCGAGCCCACCGATCGGCAGGGCGTTGATGTAGTTCACGATCGCTGCGCGGGTCATCGCCGTTACGTCGGCGAAGGTCAGCCCCGTCCGCCGAGGGACCCAGACCGTGATCGAATAGCTCTGCGGCGCGGCCGCGGCGCTGACCACGGTCGCGGTCACAGTCTCGGGCGTCGAGAGGAGGTCGATCGCGGCCTGCACCAGTGCGACGTCACCGGCCAATACGGGGCCGAGCGGGTTCGCGACGATCACCAGGAGCGTGCCGTCGCCGGGCGGTGGAGGAATTCGAACGCGGTTGATCGCCACGCCCCCGTTCAGGGTCGGCGTCTTGGCGACGAACGCGTATGCGCCCTTGGCGCCGTCGGGAGAAAGCGATCCGAGCTTGTCGAGGTCGCGGTCGCGGAGCGCTTGGTCGATCTCGGCGTCCTGCCCCGTTACCGTCCCGGTGTTCGTACAGGTCACGCCGTTGGCGACCGTGACCAGGGTCGTGATCTGACCCGGGGCCGCGTTCGACGCTGAGCCGACCTCGTCCGCGCGCAGGGAGACGAGCACACCCACCTGAAGCGCGCCGACGTCGATCACGCTCGTGTTCCGGTACGTCTTTCCGGTGACCGTGTTCTTGACCACGAACTCGTCTGGGTCGAAGTGGTAGATCCCTCCGCCGGCGTTGTTGAGAACGAGGCAGTTAGTCCCGGTCGCGAACGTGGCCTCGATGCGCGCGACGTTGTAGACCTCCGCCGACGTGAGCGTGAGGCCGTCCTCACTCGCGGTGGAGAGAAAGCCCGCGCGCGCGATGTCGACGACGATGTTGATCGTGATCGCGAGCAGGATCGCGAAGACGTGGACGAGCGTGCGCAGCGGCGAGAACGGGAGCCAGGCCGTGGTCGAGAGCCCAGCCGCGGCCATGTAGTCGTACATTTGCTGCTCGACGGCCTCGGTCGTCGTCTTGGTCAAGAGCTGGTCGACCGTGAACACGTCACACCCCCTTGTTCGTGATCGAGACGAGTTTCGTCGCAGCGTCGGCGATTGAGAGCACGAGCTCGAAGTCGGGGCCCGCGCTCGGCGTGATCCGGATCGTGAGGTTGAACCCGTCGGTCAGCCGTCCCACCACGACCTCGGCATCGAGGAACCGCTCGTCCTTGCGGAGCTCCTGCGCGATCTGCCCGGGCACGGCAGCGAGCTCCGCGGCGGTCATCCCGAGCGAGAGCAGCTCCGCGACGTCGAGCCCGTTGTCGGGCGCGTCGAGGCACCCACCGCGGGTCGTGGTCAGCCTGTGGAGCGCCGCTTGACCGAGCAGGTCAATTCCGGTCACCATCCGACCGGCCGGGTCGAGGTCATCGCCCCAAGAGAGATCGGTGCCGAAATCCGGGTCTGCCACCCTGGTATTCTAGCAGCGCTGGTAATCTGACCTGGGAAACCAGAAACGAGCGCGAATTACGACGTCTTGAGCGCCGCACCGAGCGAGACCCACGTCGAGCCGATGGTCGTCGCGAGAACGAGCGCGTTGCACGGCGTCGTCGGCGCGCCGCCGGGAAAGCTCGAGGGGAGCGCGGGCCCGAGCCCCTGCGAATCGCCGGCGTAGGCGTAGGCGTGGATGCCCGGGGCCGACATGTCGAACGCGAGCGCGCCGAGCTCGATGTTGAGCGCCGCAATCAGCGCGAGCGCTGCGTTCACCTGGACCGACAAGGACGGCACCTGTACGCCGAGCGCGATTGCGGCGTTGATCCCGGCCACGATGCTGTTCGCGGCGGAGAGCGCGCCCGTGATTGTCGGCGGAACGACCTGCAATTGGGCCACCGTCGCGTTTTGGACCGCGAGCTCCGCGTTGATGCGCGGCACGGCCGACGCGAGCGCGACCCCAAGCCCCGGGATCACCTGACCGAGCGAGAGCGAGCCGAGATAGACGAGGCTCATCCGATGCCCACCTTGGTCGATCCCGTCTGGATCGAGCCGACGCCCGGGCCCGGGATCACGACCGTTCCCGTAGCCGGGACACCGCCGATCGTTCCGGAAAAGGCCATGGGCGAAGGGAAGAAAATGGAGACGATGTCCCCCACGCGCGCGGCCGCGGGCGGGGTCCCGGCGTCGGCCGCGATCTTGACGCTGATCGGGACGAACCCGGGCGCGCCCGGCGTTTCGAAGTGCGTGATCACGGGCAGGGAGACGTCCCCCTCCACGAACTGAACGAGCACCGTCGAGCCGATCGCGAGGCTCGCCTTGTAACCACCCGCGCCGGGCATTACGGCGCAGGGCACGAGGTCGGGCCATCCCGCGGCCTTGCGCACGGCCTGGAGCTCGTAGCGGTCGGGGCCGCTCGCCGCGACCACGCGGTAACGCACGGGCACGTGACAGCGCGTCCGCTCCGTGAAGGCGTCGACCACGGCCCGGACGGCGCGCAGGAAGCGGTCCTCGATCACGTCGTCCCCCACACCACCAGCCGGATCGCACCCGCGTGGACGCGGATCTCGAGCTGGCGAACGGTCAAGGATTTCTCGAATCGCGAATCGCGAAGGACTGCGCCGACGTCGACCGCGTCCACCTCGAGCGTCCCGATCTCGGCGACGTTTTGACCCGGGTCGAAGTTCAGGAGCTCGAACTTGCCCGGGGTCGGGGCGAGCCGCGGGCCGGTCGAGGTTGTACCGTCGCGGCGAACGTACCAGGCCGGGGCGAGATCGCGGAGCGTCGCCGAGGCGGGCCCGGACCGCCGAACGTAGTCCGCGCCGAGACGCGTATCCGTCGCGACGTCGATCGTCTCGCCCGCCGCGGCCGCCGACGACGTGAGCACCTGCGAGAGCTTCACGCCCGCGTCGTTGTGCCAGTGCTGCGCGCCGATCACCTTCGACCAGCCGGCCGCGCCGACGATCCGGAGCGCGCGTTGCTTCGCTGGTCGGTCGTACGCTCCCGAGAACTTCTCATCGATCGTGCCCACGAACGCGACCGCGCCGACCTTAAGGGTCACCTTCCCAGTCACGATGTCGTCACCATCGAGCGGGACGTCCGCGATCCAGGCGCCCACTTGCGGGACCCGGATCGTGGCGTCGGTCGCGCGCTTGCCCGCAACGGAGAGGAAAGCGTCGTCGCTCACCGCTTCATCAGCTCCTTGACCTGGTCGGAGAGCTCGAGGATCTTCGCGTCCGCGGCGTCCTGCGGCTTTGGCCGGTCGTCACCCGAGGCGATGGGCTTGGCGATGTGCGGTTTCGGGGTCACGAACGGCACGAATAGGATGTCGACCGCCCAGAGGCCGTCGCTGATCTGTTGGAGCTGCGTCACGTCCTTGACGCCGACGGAGCGGATCCCGATCGGCGGATCGCTCGCGAGCGGGTGGTAAAAGTCGAGAGCCTTGGGCCGTTTGCCTCGCGGCGGCAGAGCGAGTAGCGGGACGAGTTTCGCGTTGTAGTCGTCGATCTGTTCGGGCTCCCACATCGAAATTCGAATCGAAAAGTCCTTGATGTCGATCCCCGTAAAGATCGTGGTCGCGCCCGTGAGGCCGAACCCCCGAAACACGTCCCATTTTCGCGGCGCGCTCGCTCCGCTCAAGTCGCACTGACCCGGCGAACGTACTCCCGCAAGGAGGAACGAGTCGTAGATCTCGGGCGTGCGAAGAGGATTTCCCGCGGCCATTACGTCGCCTCCAGAGGTGCCGCGAGCTTCTGCGCCGCGCGCTCGAACACGTCCGCGACCTTCGCCTCGATGTCGTCGAGCAAGCTTTTCTGGTCTTTCGCGCCGGTCGCGTCGATCGAGATCGGGGCCGACACCTGGACCGTGATCGACCGCACGGCCGCGGTCCGCCCAGCGGGCGAAGCCGAGGCCGCGTCTGCGTCTTCCTTGGGCGGGGCCGACGCCGCGCCCAAGTCCTCGACCGCGGCCTTGACGTCGGGCAAGCCCTTGCGAATGCCGATCGCTTCCCCCATCGGAAGCTGCAACCCGGCCTCGGCGAACAAGCGCGACGGCGAGTGGATGCCGAGCGCGTGCTTGAACGCGGCGAGGCTCGCTTCGCCCATGCCTTCGATCGCGGCAAGCACCCCTCCCCGGCCAGAATCGACGCCGTCCCGGATGCCGTCGGCGAGCCCCTTGCCCGCCTTGCTTGCCGCGGACCCGATCGAGATCAGGTCGAGAACCTGGCTCAAACCCGGGATCAAGTGCGCCACGGCGTCGACCGCGTCTAGGATCGCGTCGCGCCACGCGTTGACGGAGTCGACCTTGAACGTCTTGTCGATCCAGTCCTTGAGATCGAGGAACTTATTCTTGACCGTGAGGATCGCGATCGTGAGGTAAAGCGCGCCGATCACCAGGCGCTTGAACACGGCCGCGGCGATGTCGCCGAACGTCTTCGCGGAGTCGGTCGGGAACAGCGCCTCGAAGATCGTGCGCAGGCCGTAGCCCGCGGCGGTCGTGTCCGAGAACAGAGACAGCACCTTGTGAATCGCCTCGAGCAGCGGCTCGACGTTGACGTTCTTCCAGAGGCGCGCCCAGTCCTCCTTGAGCTTCATCGTTTGGACGTCGAGCGAGAGCATCCGCCTGCGCACGATCCCACCGAACTTCTCGTCGATCTTGTCGGCGAGCTTGTCGACGGACATCCCCATGAACTTGAGCGACGCGAACGCGCCGACGAGGCCGGCCTCCTTGCCCACGCTCGCGGCCGTGCTCACGGCCTTGAGGGCCTTCTCGAGGTCCTGCCCGGAGAGGCGCGCCTTGAGGAGCTCCTCGGCGAAGCCCGCCACCTTCTCGCGACTGATCGCGGTGGAGGTGCTCACGCGGTCGACCGCCCCCTGGATCACCTTCGCGCCCGCCTCCGTGAGGTCGGCCGCTTTCGACGCCTCGAGGCCGTACGCGTACCAGAGGTGCGTCCCGGCCGCCTGGATCATCAGGGCCTCGCTCCGTCGCGCGTCCGCGGCCGCTGCGCCGTACTGAAACAGCGCGACCGTAGCGGCGGCAAGTCCAGCGACCACCACAGCGACGGCCGCGGCCATGGCGTATTGGACCGGAACGGCCTTGAGCGTGGAAAGGTGCAGCCCGCCAAACGCGCGCTCGGCTCCGAAAACTTCTCGTTTCAGCGTAGAAAACGCGAGCTGGTCCGTGGCGGCCTTCGCACGTTTGGCCGAAGGTCCGAGGCCGTCGAAAGCCCCTTGCATCTTGACAAGGGCCTGGGATCCTTGAGCGAGGGCTAGTTTCTTGGCTGCTATCGCGTCGCGCAGTTGCTTGAACGTTTCCTTGGAGGTTGTGGTCGACCCCTGGAGCCGTCGCAGCGTCGCCTGCATTTCCCGTAAGGCGGCCGTGTCCTCGGCGATACTGTCGCGGAGCTTCTCGAGCGCCTTGGCCGAGTCCTCGGCGGTGTCCGCGCCCTCGACGGCGAGCTGGATCCCGTACGTGGCGTTGACGTCGGCCATGTTTTCTAGTCTAGCAGTGGCGCCAACTTGCCCGATTTTTACGAGGCCAGCGAAAGTGATTGGAACTGAATCGGTTTTCCGCTATGCCTCACGAAACCATGGGAGCCGACAAGAAGCGAAAGGTGGGGAAGATGGGTGGTGTACCAGGCCGCGTAATCCGTCGAGAGAGCCATTTTCGCCTCTCGGAAAAACTGACACGAGCGCGCCTCGAGCGAATGCTGACCTACATGCGCGCCGGCCTTGTGGCGCTCGAGATCGAGTTGAAAGACCCGCTCGCGCCGGATTGGCAGGACCGCGGGTGGCACGAGCTCGAGGCCGTGCGGGTCGCACTCGTCCAGCTACAAGAGCTGATCCAGAAGGCGAACGCCGGGGGCCTTAGTTAGCCCTGGGTCAAGGCCTGCCGGAGAGCGCGCAGATCGCGCAGCGCCTCGGCCACGAGCACGGCCCCGACCCAGCGCCGAGTTTCCTCGCCCGCGGACTCGTCCGCCTGCTCCGGCCGGGAGAGCGCGAGGAGGCAGTCGGCCGCCGTCCCCGGGTCCCGCCGGGCGTCGCCGAGCAGGCTTAGGGTTTTTCGTCGTCTCTGTGGCCGGCCAGGCGAGCACAACCGAGCGCCACGCGCGCGAGGATCGCCGGGTACTCGTCGAGCAACTCCACCCAGCGTTCCTTCGCCGGGTAGACGACGCAGGGCTTGACGAACGCGGCCGCGGCCTCGCTCGACTGCGACTTGCTGTCCACGAACTTGCGGTAGGTCGCGCTCGCGGGCTTCTTCACGACGACGATCGAGCCGTCGGGCACCTCGAACACCGCGATCCCGCGGCCGACCGGGCCGTGATCGGCCTCGAAGGAGTCGATCAGCTCCGCGCGCTCGAGCTCGGCGGTGGCCGTCGCCACGTCGTCGACCTGCGTTCGAGCGCGCCGGCGCTTTTCGATCTCGGCGAGCTTGCCTTGGATCTCGGCGAGTTGCTGTTCCTTGGTCTTCTTGTCGTCGTCTGCCATGGCTGTTTCCTCGATCCTGACCGTGCGGTTCTAGGCTGATCTCGCCATCGTCGCGCGCGGCCAGGATCGAGAAATCAAGCTTTCGTCGAATCGTAGAGCGTTTTGCCGTTCTTCTTGATCCGCATGATGTCGAGCGAAACCTCGTCCTTGAGGGCTTCGCTACCCTCGTCGTCGGTCGAGTCCTCGCCGCCGATCACGCAGTCGACCCACTCCTCGAGCATGGGGGTCTCGTCGTCCTCGACCCATTGCATCGTGACTTGGAACACCACGTTGCCGTAGGAGACGCCGTCTTTGGCCTTGCTGGCCAGGAAGTTGATGAAGTCGGCCATCGTGCCGCGAACCACCGTGAGCTTGCCTTCGGCGGAGTACTTACCGCGCGTGCGGCCTCGTGGCGCCTGGTGTCGACCCGTGCCGTAGACCTTGGCGCGCTCGCGCTTCTGGGAGCGGCTTGCGCCGAGGAGTCCGGAGAATTCCTCGCCCTCGCACTTGGCGATGATCGAGCCCCACGAGTAGACGTTGCCGTTGATGCGCTTTCGGTCGAGGGCCATGTCACGTCACCGCGCGAATTGCAGGATTGTTGAAGGCGATGTCGCCCGTGATCGTCTTCGCGTACCCGAGGGGGACGATCCGTTCCTGGTACGTGAGCGTCTGCGTGGAGAGGAGGTTGTCCGTGCGCGAGAGCACGAACGAAGCTGCGCTCGCCTTGGGCTTCGCGAGTAGCGCCGCCTCGAGCGCGGCATTCGCGCCCGACTCGATGTCTTTGGCCTCGCTCTCGACGATGAACCCCGTCGTGGCGTTGACCACGATGTCCTTGCTCGTACGGAGCTCGAGATACGCCTGGAGTGTCGTCCGCGCGATGTTCATCACGCGCCGGTACTGGACGAACTGGAAATCGGAGTTGACCGGGCACGCGATCCGCGGGTTGTTCACGAACACGCCGTCGCGGCCGTTCCACGTGCGGAGGGTCGTCGCCTTGAGATCGTCGAGGCCGGGTTGTTCGAACTCGTCGTGCTCGAGTAGGTTCCCATTGCCGTCGCGGATCTGGACGCCAGGAAGCGGACCGTACTTGATCTGCGCCACGTCCTGTTCCTGCGAAACCGCGGAGTAGAGCGGGGCCACGGCGTGGAGCGCGGGCCGGCGATACTGCCGGAACGAGATCGAGGAGAGAACCTGCGCCGCGCCGGCGTAGCGCTCGATGTTGATGCTGGTATACGACGAGAACGAGGTCGAGAAGGCCGTCTGGTATGCCGCGTCGGACTCGCCGACGTTCGGCATCCGGAAGTGCAACTGGGCCCACTTGTGCTTCCCAGCCGTGTGCATCGAGGCGAGCTTCGCGTCGACCGTGTCCTGGTCGGCACCGGTGGCGTCGCCGAGGATCGTCATGTACTCCCAGGGGAGCTTCGACGCGGCGAGCGCGTCGATCGAGGCCGAGAGGTCGGCGCTCGACCAGAGCGGGGCGTGGGAAACCGACGTCCAGGTGTCGCCCGTGACGAGCGTCCCGGCCGCGAGGTTGTATTTCGGTCCGCCGTTCGGGACCGTGTACGTGTTCGCCGTCCCGAGCGCGACGGCAGGCGAGGTCGTGCGACCGCCGTCGAGCGAGTAGGTGAGCGTGATCCCCGCGACGCCGATCGTCCCGCCGTTCGTGACCTTGATCACGATCTCTTGGTCGTCGACCGGGTGGACCGTCGCGTCGAGCGTGATGACCGACGTCCCCGTGACCCCGGACGTGACCAGGTTCGTGGAGGCGCCAAGGGTCGTTCGCGCAGTGCGCACGAGGACGAGAGGCTTGCCGTAGTGCTCGAGCGCGTACGCTGCGTGCTCGACGAGGGGGCCGGACCCGAACGTCGAGACGACGTCCTTGATCCGCGCAAATGCGGCGGGCGCGGCGGTCGGTCCGCTCTGCGCGTCGCCCAGGATGGCCTGTAGGTCGCCGGCAGACGTCGGCAGGATGCCAAGCGCGCCGTCGAGCTCGATCATCGTGACTTTGGGACTCGACATGCATCTAGTGTACCACGCTGGTTTCTTAAACCAGGAAGTCCGCTAGTTTCACGGAGGTGGCGTCGTGTCGGAGCCGTCGTTCTCGTAGACGACGGGATTCGTCGTCGTGTCGGTCGTGATCTGGGTCGGACCCGTGGCCACCGTCGGGTTTACGATCGCGGTCGGGAGCGTGTGCGGCTCGTCCGGGATCATCGCCTCGAACTCAAGCTGGAACATGATCTCGGCGCCGTACACGCGCTCCTTCTTGTCGCGGAGCCACTGCGGCGCGGAGACCGTGAAGGAACCGTGGCCTACATTCGGGCTCCGGTAGATGGCCCGGATCACGTCGTCGTGGAGCAGGCGCGCGGCGTCGTACTGTTTCGACTCGTCGTTCAGCGTGTCCTTGGTCGTCGCGTCGACCGCCCAGCAATAGACGGTCGCGCGCTCGCGGAACGTCAAAAGGGCCTTGCTCGCCTTGCGGCCCGAGAACGTCGGCCCGCGGCGGGTCACCTTCGCGCCCTCGTAGCTTCCCGCCTTGCCTGTCGGGTCGCCAGGCGAGAACACCACGCGGTTCGCCCGGCCGGTACCCTGGTTGATCTGCTTCGCGGGCTCACGCGGGCCGAACACCACGTTGGCGGTGTTGCCGTCGGCCGTGAACAGCGCCTTGACGTCGGCCACGAGTAGCGTAAGGGCGAACGTGTTCACTTCGCGCCCCCCTTCGCCGCGGCGTCGAGGCGCCGTTCGAGCAAGCGCCGAATTGCCTCGGCCATTGGCGCGGGAATGCCCTTAGAAGGCAGGATCCGGCGCAGCACCTTGCCTCGGGCGATGCCGAGATGGTGACGCGCCTCCGGGCCGTTGAGGACCAGCAACGCGGCCCCACCGACGGCCTGCGCCGACATGTTTTTCGCGGCGTCCACTAGCACTGGACGCCTGTCCTTGCTCTTCGGCCACGGCTCGCCGTCGGGGCCGCGCTGGGCTGCGACGTTCGTCGCGATCACCTTTCGGCACTCCTCGGCGATCTCGGGCACGGCGTCGCGCGCAGCTTTCCCGAGCCCGCGCAGGCGCGCGATCATGTCGTCGATCTCGGCCACGGGGTTAGGTCCCCTGCCCGTCCGCGTCCTCGACGCGGCCGTTGACCGCCTGGATTGTCGTCGACACGTACGGGCTCGTCTCGCTGTAGCTGAGCGGCCCGCCGCGGCTCACTCCGCTGGGCGACTGCCCGGGGAGGAGCGGGAGCTCGAACAGGCCATCCCGGCTGTCGGCCGCTTCCTCGACCTCAGCCTCCACGCGCTCCGCGGCCTTGTAGATGGCCTCGGCGTCGCTCGCGGCGCTCGGGTTGTTCCCGCGCTTGTCGTAGGCGTCGCGCGTAACGAGCTTGGTGAGCCAGCGGAGGACGGTCCGGTTGGGCGCGGTCTGGATCTGCGCGATGTTGTAACGCTTTCGCAGACGGTCGCAGATCCAGTCCCAATTGTCGTCGAGGGACGTCTGTAGGAACCCGGCCTCGATCGACTCGAGCTGGGCCACGTCGGCCGCGGGCATGATCGTCCGGGTCGTCCACTGCGCAACGTTGATCGGACTCGCCACGCTGGTATTTTAGCAGGCTTGACGCCGACTCCCGGCGCGGTAGCCTTGGGGAATGCGCTACGGGTTCTCGATTTTCTTGCTGGTTTCGCTCTTCGCAAATCTCGGACACGCCGACGCCAAGGAGCGCCGCGCGCACGCCGAACAGGTCACGAGTCAGATGATCCGCGACGGCCTAATCACCAGCGCGACCAGCGCGCAGGTGGACGTGGCCGACAAGTTCACGAGACAGCCGCTCGACAAGCAAGCGAAGATCGCGACCCTGCTCTGTCAAATCTGGGAGCTCGCCGAAACCGAGTCGGACGACGATGTCGACACGGCCCGGGCGGGCGCATCGTGTGACGTGACGCGCGACCGGGCGAACCTGCTCGGTCGGACGCTCGGCGACGACGTGCGCTGGGAAATCTGGTACCTGCGCGAGAAGACCCGCGCGAAGTGATCAGGTCGCCTTGACCTTGAACAGGAAGTACGGCAGGCCGTAGCCGGCGACGCCGCGTCCCTGCGCAAGCCACTCGAACACGCGCGCTTCCGCGAGCGCCACCTGGTCGTTCGGGGTGAACGACTGGATGACGACCGGTTCGCGCTCGATCCAAACGAGAGCGCCGATCTCGGAGGTCTGTTCCTCTGCGCAGAGGAGGTAGTAGGACGTGTCGCTGCCCGAAACCGTCGAGCCTTCGCCGTTCTCGCCGAGCGGGTAGTTTGCCCCGCCACCGAGTTCGGCCATGCAAATCGGCTCACCGAAAGCCCAGTCCTGGACCACGGCCTCGACGTTCGCCGAACCGCCACCGCCGGAGGTCGGCTGCGCCACGAGCTTGGCGTTGCTGAGTTGCTGGACGCGCGCCCGGAGCTTGGGCGGGTGGATGATCCCCTTCACGGTCAGGAACCGGGGATCCATGCCGTTCGGCATCTTGATCGAGCTGATGTAGGCGAGCGCCTTGTTCAGGTTCGACATCGCGACATCCACGGTCACGCTCTCGTCGATCGGGAGCGCGCCCGGGTAGCCGGCGTCGTTCGGGTCGGTCAACGGGGTCGACGCGGCCGCGCCGCTGAACAGGTTGGCGTAGGTGCCGCCCGAGGTCAGCGCCGGATGGATCGGGTGGTCCTTCGCGAAAAACGCCTTGCCGTCGTAGCAAAGGCCGGTTTCGCCGTTGAGGAGCTGGGTCACGACTTCGCGCTGAGGGAAGTACGCGATGTCCGCGCCGATCTGGGACGACCACTCGCGCGCGATGTCCACGCCCCGACCGTCGAGATCGGTGAGCTGGTTTTTCTTGATCTTCAGGCCGGCGTCGAAGTTGCCGTGCGTGTAGGTCTGCTTGATCTGGGCGAGCGAGTCGAACTCGATGTTGCCGCCCTGCCCGTTGCGCTGGAGGCGCGCCGTCGAGAGCAACCAGGCCAAGATCTCGCGCTCGCCGTCGCTGGTGCGCGAGCGCGTGAACTTCTGGTAGTGCAGGTTCTTGAGCTTGTTCTGATAGCTCTGCTCGGAAATCGCCTGCATGTTCGACTTAAAGTCGAACAGAAAACTTGCGGTCAGTACGCGGGCACCCATCGTCGTTCAGTCCTTCCCGGTTACGGGCTCACCATTGCGTTCGCGAACCACTTGCCGCCGAGTTTCGATACGACGCAGAGGTGGCGTTTCGAGGCGGTCAGGGCCGCCGTGAGGGCCGTCGGGCCGGTAGCATCGCGGTACGTGACCGTGTGGCCGTTCTTGGTACCGTCGGCCATGAAGTAGGCGATCGTGCCGTCCGGGGCCGCGGCGGGGAGCGTGATCGTGGACGCCGCGCCGGTCGTCGGCACGTCGTAGAAACCGCCCGCGACGATCGAGGCCGGGGCGGAGTCGTTCGCGGCGTACGCCGGAGCGACGGGAACAGGTGCGAGCACGGACTCGAAGGGCATCCCCTCGACGGCGACGCAGGACGATCCGTCCTTCGTTGCAACCGCCCAAACGCGTCCGGCCTTGCTGGCACCGGTCGGCGTCATGGTCACGGTCTGGTCGTCGAGCAGAAAGCAGTCCTGACCGACGTGCGCGGACGTCGCGGCGCCAGCGCCGGGATCGTTGAGGAACCAGCGGCCGTTCACCGTGCGGGACAGCGAGACGTTGACCGAAAGGTCGCCGTCGGCGCCGGCCGAGTTGTCGACGTCTTCTTGGAAGATCCCGATCGGGACCTGCGTGGTGGCGTTCGCCGCGGGGCGAACGACGCCGTCCGTAAGGTCGATGCAAGCGATCCCGCCCGCGAACGCCTTCGAGCCGCCGTTGAGCGGGAACTTCCGCTCCGTCCAGGTGATCTCGCGCGGCTCTTGCCGCGCAGCCGTGAGAGCCGACATGGGTTACTTACCCTCTCCGAGGCGCTCCGCGATCTGCGCGGGCGTGCCTCCGAAAATCGTCATGTTGTCGGTCTTCGTGACCGACGCGCGCGGGACCGACTCGAGACCCATTTCGATCCGAAGGTCGCGCGCCTGCGCCTCGGGCTGACCGACGTTCTGCCGCGCACCTTGCGTCGGCTTCACCTCGGGAACGCCCGGGAGCGTCGCCTTGGGGAGCGATTCGACGGCCTCGCGGAGCGTGTCGAGCGGCATGCGCTCGAGCATCGCCTTGGTCTTCGCGTCGGCAGTCAGGTCCGGCCGCGAGGCCAGAAGTTTGCGCCGCTGGTCGCGTTCGTCGCGTGCCGCGATCTCGTTCCGAAGCTTGATCACCTCGGCGAGAGCGTCCACGTTCGCCTGCGCGAGCGCTTTCGCTCCCGCAGCGTCCTTATCTTTCTTCTCGTCGTCCGACGCCTCGGCCTTGGACTCGTCCTTTTTCGGTTCGTCCTTCTCGCCGGTGTCCTCGGCGGCCTTCGCCGGCGAGAGCATCTTTTTCATGGCCTTTTTCGCGTCCTCGTCGCCTTCTTCCGCGAGCGCCGCGAGCGCCGCCATGGCGTCGGTGTACTTGGATGCTTTCGGGGTCGTCATCTGGATTCCCTGTGGCACGGTTGGTGCAGTTGCAGTTAGTGTACCACGCAGGTCGTAGAAATCTTGGACGCGGTCGGCTAGTTTCGCAGCCACCGCTTTCTCCCCGATGAACAACGCGGCCTCGAACCCCTTCACGTCCTCGACCGAGATCCCCCGGCGCTCCGCCACCCATGCGAAGAACACGGCCTCGAGTTCGTCAATGTGCCCCTGGTGCGCCGCGAGCGCGCCCTCGGAGATTGGGACGTGCGGATTCCCGTCCGCCTTGCGCGCGCCGCTCGTGACCACAGCGAAGTCGATTCCCATGGCCGCATCCTGCCGCGCGACCGAGGCGAGCATGTCGACGCAGCCGATCGATCCGACGCACGCCGACGCAGGGAGCACGATCTCGTCCGCTGCGCAGGCTAGCGCGTATGCCGCGCTCGCTGCCTGCCCGTCCACGTAAGCCACGAGTCGCTTGCCGCTGGCGTCGGCCGCGGCGCGGACGGCGCGCGCGGTTTCGAAACATCCGTAGACATCGCCCCCGGGACTCCCGATCCGAAGGAGAACGACGCGGGCGGGCGTCGCGAGCGCCGCGCGCACGCGCGCGAGCACGGACTCGTACGAGTCGAAACCTTGTCCGGCGCGCTGAGTAAGCGGTCCGCACACCTCCACGCACGCCACGCCCGCGTCGTCGACCGGCTCCGCGACGGTGACCGCCGCGAAGGTCTCGCGATAGGCGGAGAGCAGGATCGCGGCCGGCCCGAGCTTGTCATACCGGAGCTTGGCCGATTCAGGCATGCTAGAAATCTAGCACGCGCGCCAGTTTATCAGGCGTCCTGGTCGTCTTCGGGAGCGCGTTCGCGCTGCTCTTGTTTCGTCGTTCCGGGGTCGCCCGCGCTCGTCTTCTCGGTCCCGGCGTCGGCCTCGACCTTCTGCGCGGACTCGGTCGGCGTGAGGTCCTGAGGCGTTCGCGCGGCCGCGGCGGCCTTCTCCTCCGGGGTCATGTCCGCGACCGGAATATCGTACCGGGTCATGATCTCGCCCACCTGGGGCTTCTTGCCGTCGGGCGCGATTGCTGCGCGCACCTGCGCGATCCCGTTGCCGATCGTGACCATGGTCCGAGCCTCGGCCTCGTGGTCCTTCGGGGCCTTGGTCACGTACTCGACCGTGACCTGGTGTTCCTGCCAGCTCGCCTTCTTGCGCGCGAACGCGTAGGCGGTCAAGCCCTGCGTGTTGAGCGTGTACGCGAGCGCGTCCCCGATGTCCTGAATGATGTCGTTTCGGATCAGACGGTGGATGTCTGCGTTCGAGAAGCCTGCGCCGCCGGTCGTGGTGACCACCTGGCCGGCGAGCGAGATCATCATTTCCTCGTCGGACTTCGCGATCTCTTGCTGGAACACCTCGTACCCGCGGCCGTTCGACTCGATCAGCTTGACGTCCCACCCGATCGGGAGCTCGAACACGGTGTTGACGCCCCACGCGATCACGCGCGAGAGGAACCCGACGCGCTGCTCCTCAGTCGCGCCCATGGGCGCCGTTGCCGCGCGGGCCGGGTTCGCGAGCTTCGCCGAGAAGTTCGAGCGGTGGAGCATTGCGTGCTCCTTGTTGATGTAGGAGCGGCCGACCGCGCGCCACACGCCGTTGCGCCACGGGTTCACGCGCCCGCCTGGCAGGTGGAGGATCCAGCGGCCGTCGCCGGGCGTGATCGGGAGCAGGCCCGCGATCGACTTGTAAAACCAGCGGTTGTCGGACCAGCGGTAGTAGAGGAACTCGGGTTCGAGCCGCACGAGCACGGGCAGATCGCGCCCTTGGACTGGCACGAGCTCGCCGACGCTGACTCCGAGGCCGTGGCCGTCGTCGGCCATGAGGGCGAGCTCCGCCGGCGGGAACATGTCGTCGAATTGCGACCGCGTGCCGTTCGTTTCCTGGAGCTCCTTCACGAGTTCGTCGTCGCCGTAGAAGCGCCGCGGCAGACGCACGAGCCCGGAGCTCAAGGTACGCCGGAGACCCCAGGCCGTGCCGTCGGTCCGGATCGACGACCAGAGGCGAGCTGCGGCCGAGACGTCGCCGACGTCCGCCTTGCGTTGCGCGGTCTCGAGGTCGGCGAGGTACCACCGCGTCTGGGTGTGCGGGAGCGGACCGAGCTGCCCTCCTCCAATCGATGCGCGGATCGCCTCGATATCGAGGTCAGAGAGGTCCCCGCCGAGGTACGTCGTCGGCTTCTGGTAGGTGGAGATGCCGAGGAGGGCCTTGGCTGCGTCTGCGAGTCGGCTCACGTGCTAGTTTACCACCCGCGGGTGGTAAACCGGGGCGTCAGTCCTCGAAAGCCTCGTCGTTGATGCGCTTCACGGACTCCCAACGCGCGAAGACATCGCGGAACGTGTCGCCGACCTTCCAGCGGCCCGAGAACCCGAGGTCGTCGAACCGAAATTCCTGCACCGCCGGCAGGACCGCGATCCCGCACTGGAGGACGAGCAACCCCGCGGCGTCGAGTCGGCCGTCGACCGGGTAATCCTCGGAGCGAAAGCCCTCGTGCTTCGGGTCGAGCCGAACGTAGATGTTCACGCCCCCGCGATAGAAACGCTCGAACCACCGCCGCTTGTTGGCGTTCGAGGGCGCGGGCGGGGCCACCGTCTGCTCGGGCTCCGGCGTCTGCTCGGGCTCCGGCGTCTGCTCGGGCTCCGGCGTCTGCTCGGGCTCCGTGGGGTCGGTCGACTTCGGTGTACGTTTCGCCATGCCCTAGTTTACCAGACGGCTCCGGATCACCCGCCTCCGTACGGATCGAACCCCGATCCGCCCGAGTAGGGATCCGAGCCCGCGATCCGGCGCGCGTCCTGGGCCGTAGTGACGCGCCGTCCACCCGCGCCGTCCGGCCCACCGCCGCTCGCGTTCGGATCCATGTTGCGGCACCAGACGGCGAGACAGAGCGCGTCGCCGTAATCGGGCGAGCGGCCGAGCGCCTTGCGGATCTCGTCCTTGTGCGTGGCCTTGTCGCGGTCGCGGATCGACCGCTCCCACGCCGGCGCGTGGAGATCGCGCTCGAGCTTGTGGTGCTCCGGGATCCCGCCTCCGTCCTTGAGCCACTGCGCGCAGCACGCCCAGAGTTCGTCGCGAATCAGCTCGTACACGTGCGGCAGGCGCGTCGCGCGCTGGCCTGACGCCACGCCCACGACCCGGAACTGCGCCCGCGGTTGCTGCGCGGCCGCGCGGAGGATCCCGTAGACCTCGTTCCCGACCGCGCCGGCGCGGTCGACCGCCACGATCGCGATGTCCCGCCCGTCGCGCGCGTACTCCCCGATGTACCCCTCCAGGTGCGTGAGGATGCCCTGGGACGTGAGTCCGCGGTGGCCGTGGACATTGTAGCACTTGAACCCGCGCAGCGGCGCGAACACGGTGTCGTCGCCCCCCTGGCCGGGACCCGCGGGGTCGAGCCCGATCACGAGCGGCCCGTCCTCGGATGCCGTCGCCCAGGCCTTCTGCCCGGTCACGATGGCGTGAAGCGAGATGATCTTCCCCTCCTCGCCCTCCGTGAACTGGCCGAGCACGCGTTGCTTGAAAAATACCGAGTCCTCGCCGTGCTCGATCTTCATCTCCTCGACCCACGCAGGGGACGCGAGCCCGGGGACGTGCCCGCCGTTGAAATTCGGCGAGTCGTATGCGCAGAGGTGGACGACCTGCCACAAGCTCGCGAGCTTGGAGGAGCGACACGCCTCGTAGAACCAACCCTCGCACCGCGTCGGGTTCGAAATGCAGAACAGGCGCGCGTTGCCGCCGGCGCGGTTGCCTTGGATCGCCTCGTAGATCTCGTCGGGCAAGCCTGACGCCTCGTCCACGATGTAGAACAGGTTCCCGCCGGAGATACCCTGCGCGCCCTCTTTTGAGTCCGACGAGAAGCCGACGATCTCCCGGCCATCGTCGGCATGCATGCCCGTCCCCGCGTGCCAGGCCGGAGGGCGGACGTTGATCGTGACCTTCGCGTTCTTGCACAGCCTGCGGATCTCGCGCCACACGCCGGCGTTGATCTGCTCGGCCTTGACGGCCGTGATCCGCACGCGCGCGTCCGGGAACGAGCAGAAGAACCAGATCGCGAGCGCGGCCGCGAGCGTCGTCTTGCCCGCCTTGTTGTTGCTGTGGACCGCGACGCGAAGATTGTCCCGGACCTTCTCTGCGATCTCAGCCTGCTTCGCCGAAGGCTTCCAGCCGAGCACGTCCCGGAAGAACCCGATCGGATCGCGCTGGTACTTCTTGCTCGGCCACGACGTGCCGTCGTCGACCGGCCGGAGCTCCGCGGCCTTCGCGAGGAACGCGGCCGCCCACACGCTCGCGAGCGTGTCCTTGGGTTTCTTCGGTCGACCCGCCCGGGGGAGCACCCCCTATTTTGGCACGCGCGTTTCCGTGACTGACGTTGTGCGCTTCCACGACACCGCGCCCGCGCGCACCTCGACGACTCTCGCGCCGTCGAGCACCAGGACGGGCGAGGGTTCGATCGCTGGACTGCTGGTGGACTGTAGGTCCGCCGAATCCGACGGAACGCGAAGTAATGCGTGGGACGAATACACTGGAAATACGCCTTGAACTGGTGCCCAGGGACGGAATCGAACCGCCGACACGGGGATTTTCAGTCCGCGTTGGGATCTGACGATTCGTCGGTATTTTGCGCGATTTGTTGGCGTTTCGTCACAGACTGGACAGTTGTTGGACTGTTCTCCACCAGCAAGTGCTCGTATCGTTCGAGCTCCTTGCAAAGAAAGCGGAGAGCTTCCCGGTACTGGGCGTCTTTGGAACCCCAAGGATGCCGAATCTCCACGTGCTCGACCAAACGGTCCCAAAGGCTCATTGTTTCGCCCCCGCCAACTGCAAATCGATCAGCGCCCGGAGCTCGTCCGAGGTCACCTGCCCGTAATGTTGCTCGACCATTTTCGACCCGGGGGCGTGTCCCATTGCCGGACCGATCAGATTCGGCGCGACGCCGCGCAGACGTAACCATTTCGAGTACGTTCGACGCAGATCGTTCGAGCTCACGCCCTCGATCTCGAGTTTTTCGCACACTCGCTTGAGATCCCACCGCATGGCCTTGTACCAGTCGCGGAACAGGGGCTCGCCGCGCTTCTTGTTGCCGTGTTGCAGCGCGTACGCGAGAAACGGCGCGCCCCAGGGGAACACCGGGGCCATGCGCTCGCGCGTTTCACGTTTCGTCCCGCGAAGGAACACCTGCGAGCGGTCAGACGCCACGTCCTCGCGACGCACGCGCAGACACTCTCCGAGGTTGCTCCCGGTCGCGACGTGGAACGCGACCACGGCCCCGCGATACGTTGGTAGCTCGCGGATGATCGCCCAAACCTCCTCGGGCTGGCACCAGCGCTTGCGAGGCTTCGATTTCCCCGGCCAGCGCTCGGGCATCACGTCGTCGAGCGCGTACGGGTACTTGCCCTGCCGCCGAGCGAGCTTGAGCACCTGCCTCAACGCCGTGAGGTACTTGCCGATCGTCGACTTCTCGGCACCGCGGGTGAGCTGGTCCGACGTGAACTTGTCGATCGCGGCCGCGTCGATCGTCGCGATCTCGCGCGTCGGCCCGAAGTAGTTCGCGACCACGCCGAGTTTCTTCTCGTAGAATTCGCGCGTGGCCGCGGCTTTCAATGCGGCCCGCTGCTCGACGAAATCCCGCGCCGCGACCTCGAGCGTGACCGCAGGTCCTTCGGTTGAACGAGCCGGATCAAATGCTCTTCGCTCGCGGGCGTCGGCGACGGACTGCGCCAAGCGCTTGTTCGTTTCGTGGGTGCTGACCCGCTTGCGCTTTCCGGTCCGCGGGTCCGTGACCCACGCGAACCAGTAGGCGGAGTCAGGTCGCCTGGTGATCTTGGGCATGTCTGCCGCTCCTCCTTCAACTTCTGGATGTAGCAGTCCAAGTCCGCCTGCGTCAACCTCCACCGCTGGTTTAGTTTCCAAGCGCCCGGGATCACCGGGAGCAGGTTGTAAACGTGACTGTCCGAGCACCCCAGGGCGTCCGCGATCTCGGCGATCGTAAGGTACGTCACTCGACGCAGTCCTTGCGAAAGCGAGCCCGCTGCGCGGCGGTCAACAACCCGGATCGCACGTACGCCCGGTCGGCCGCAAGTGCTGTCTGGTACGCGAACTTGATCGCGCGACGCAGCGCTTGTAACAAGGGTTCTTCGCGCCGCGCGGCGAGGTACCTGATCATCTCCCACAATTCGGCGGATAGCTCAAGACCCTTCACGAGTCGCCCTCGCAAATTCGGTTGCACGCCTCCGAACATTCGAGCGCGTCCTTGAAGCTGTTCGTGCGGCCGCACGCGTCCCAACACGCGTCGCAGGCGTCGATTCCCGCGGCGTCGACCGTCGAAGGTTCGAGAGGCTCCGCCCGCGCGCAACCCGCGATTACGAACCACCACGGCCATCCCGCTCCTGCAAAAAGTGCCAGCTCATTCACAACTGCGTCCTTTGGGTGTCAACCGGATAAGCATGGTAGCAACCATCGGCCGAGCGCGAAAACAATCCCGCCAGTGATCACTGCGATCACCACGCCTACAACGCCGTACCACTTCACGACACTTTTACCGGCTTCCACTGCGCGTCGAGTTGGTAGGCGACGTTCGCCTCGATCCCGTCCTCGCCGACGTAGAAAACTGTCGTCCGATACCTCTTGCCGTCCCACCAGCGGAGTTGCAGCTCTGCCATTTCCCCGCCCGTGACCTTCGCGCCGTCCCCGCCCGTGACCGTGGCGGCGTCCCCGCCCGTGACCGTGGCGGCGTCCCCGCCCGTGACCGTGGCGGCGTCCCCGCCCGTGACCGTGGCGTTGTCCCCGCCCGTGACCGTGGCGTTGTACCCGCCCGTGACCGTGGCGGCGTCCCCGCCCGTGACCGTGGCGGCGTCCCCGCCCGTGACCGTGGCGTTGTACCCGCCCGTGACCGTGGCGTAGTCCCCGCCCGTGACCTTCGCGCCGTCCCCGCCCGTGACCGTGGCGT